GGTGGTCTTGGTACAAACGCGCTTTGACCGGTTTCATCATCAGAACGTTTTGGTTTTCTGAGATAGGGTCTTCGGGTCTTTGGTCTTCTGGCAGCTTAACTAGCTTATTAGCGTTCTTAATTCCTAGTACGTCCAACATCTGGCGATGGAGGTAAGGGAGGTTGTAGAGCTGTGGCGCTCCTTGAGCTAACTGTAGTGCTGCTTGATACTGAGTGACTTTCTGTGCCATGGTTGCGGCATTTGGGTCACTTACTGGAATTACATCTACGTTGTCATAGTCCGTTTGTTTTGCACGGCGTGAACCTTCAACTGGCTCATAACTATACTCATCGGGGGTGTAATCACGAATAATGTCGCGCAGGAGACAGAGCTCCTTCTTAAACGAGTAGTGGATGCGAGCTTGTACTGCGGACATGACTTTGAGGGTACGTTCTAGAATTGCTAGTGTTGTACCTACGGGAGCTTGAGCGCTCATGTCGCTTATGTTCAGATCTGCTGCTGAAGCAAAACGACGACCTTCCTCAATAATTTTATCTAAGAGACCTGCGAGTACGAGTGAGGGCTCTTTGTAAGGCAAGGGAACGATATTGTCCCTGATCGACCCGGACGGCACATCAACATCCCTAAATTCACCGGGGGCGATGGGGGTGTCGTCTCCTTTAACACGCAAGCCACGGGTCTTAAAGCCACCTGGCAAGTTGCTAAGCGATCCAGCGTCAACGAGCTGGCGGAGAATGGAAGTACCTGATTTAGCAAATGCACCGATAAGATGAATAAGACCAAAGCAATAGAAGCCGAAGCCAGGTATATAACCGTAGTGAACAAAGTGGTTGCGCTTCTTTTTAGTATCATCTTCAGGTCTCCAGTTACGACGGATAGCCAAGACTTGCTGACTAGATTTCTCAATAGTCACTATATATGGCAAGGCGATACCAGTAGGTTCACCATCTTCGTCTTTGTCCTCGTATCCTTCTAGGTCGAGGTCAACTTGTACTTCTAGGATTTTATAACGATCATCCGTAGTGGCTCTAAAGCCCATCTTCTCGGCGATCTTCTTTTCTACTTCATCAAAACTGTCAACAGGCTCACCAAGGTCAACATCTAACCAAAAGCCTGCTACTTGTAACTTGCGGACCTCGTTCTCTGTCTTGCGCATGACGTGCGCTACACGAGGGGCTTGCTCTAAACTTGACGCACCGTAAGGGACAATTAAGTCTTCTGCTGGTACGAACATACTAACTTGACGCTCTAAGGTTGGGTCATAGTAGACCTTCTTGAACGCATTACCAGATAAGCCCAAGCCCCACAACATACGCTCGGTCTCAGGGCGGAACTCATCCATCTTCTCAGTGAGTTGGTAGTTCATGTCATCTGCAACCCGCTCGGCGGATTGTTTTTTCTCAGGTGTTTCTTTACCGATGACTTGTGTCTTAACAGGACCTTGAGCAGGGAAAATCTCCATGATGGTCTCTGCTTGGAACTTAACAAGGGTCTCAGACAACAAGGGATGATATACACCACAGGCACCAGGCCATGGCTCCATACGTTCCTCTATCTTCATACCCAATAGTTGCAAACCATCTACGTAGGTCTGCATCCAATCTTTTCTGGCGGACATGTCATCTTCAACATCGCCAATAATATCGCTAGCAATTTCTGTCAGCTCGGAATCAGATAGGTACTCGGCTAAGTTATCGTCAAAGCCTTCTTCGTCTTCACTTTTCTCAATGCGCAGTATCGGCTGACCGTCAATGCCAAGCTCTACAGACTCTGGGTCTTCAATCGTGATCTCTAAGTCCGGCTCGGTGTTATCCACGTCCGCCATGTTGATTGCGCCTAAACCCATTGGGGCCTGTGAGAGTGACTTATCTATTGCCATTTTTTAACCTATACGTTGTAGTAACCCTGATTGCGCCTTGATTTGAACATCTGCGGTTCATCTTGCTCATCAGAATCTAACTGCACAAAACCACCCCTACGGAAACGCAATAACGCTTGACTCATGGAGTCTACTAAGTCATCATGCTCGCCCGAAGGAAAACTTGCTACTTCTTCTACTAATTCTTCTGCCCAAGCTGTGCAAGGTACCCAAACCCTGCCAGACGCAAAAAGATCTGCGCAAGCATTTAACCTGGCTATTTTATCATTACCTTTGCTTGGAGTATACTCTTGGACCGGAATCCCCATTGCCCGCAGCTCAAAAACAAGCGGTGCTCCTGAAGCTTTGGCCTCAACGATAATAGAATCGGGCTCCCATTCCTTATAATGCTCGAACGCAGTTTGTTTTAATTCGGGAAACTCCATACGCCTTTTGAAGGAATTTAGCAAAATTATGTTGGCTACGTCAACGCCTCGGTCATTTGGGCGGTAAAAAACACCCCATGTAGTACATGCAGAATAGTCTGAACGTTGGGTTTTTAAGAACGCCGTATCCCAAGACTGGATCAAAAACTCACAATAGGGCGGATCTTCGTCTTCCCATTGCTTCCACCACTCTCTTTTAATGATCGCACTGACATCTGAGGTTGGCTGCTGCATATACTGCGCCATCCACTTACCGTTTGGAAGTTCGTTTCTAAGTGCTTCTAGTTCTTTTAGGGACCAAAACTCAGGCCAAAGAGGCAGTCCATCGGGCAAAATAGCAGGAAACTCAATAACTTCCCATTCTTCACCACTTCTAAGTGCTGCTGATTTTAACACCTGCCCAGTCAAGTCTTTCTTTGACCAGCGTGTCATAACCATAATAATTGAGCCGCCTGGCTGTAGACGCTGACGAGGACCAGATGTATACCACTCGTAGGTCTTGTCGTAAATCTCCGGATTGTTCTCGCTTAGAGCTGCTTCTTGTTCTGAATGAGGGTCATCAATAATGAGGATGTCCGCACCCTTACCCGTGACAGCGCCACCAACACCAATCGCAAAATAGTCTCCACCTTGGTTAGTTGCCCACCTTCCAGCTGCCTTTGAGTCAGACTGCAATCCAACACCTGGGAATATTGACTTATACACATCTGAATCGACAAGGTTCCTGACTTTTCGTCCAAATCCAACAGCAAGCTCCGCAGTATGGGCTGTTTCAATAATCTTTTTCTTTGGGAATTTACCCAAAAACCAAGCAGGCAACAAGTAAGACGCAAATTCAGACTTTGTATGCCTTGGAGGCATGTTAATAATAAGACGTTTACATTCACCACGGGCTACCTTTTCAAAAGCTGCTGCCATTTCCTTATGATGGGCCCCGTCAATGAAGTGAGGCCATACTCTATGCACAAAATCCATGAAGTTTTCTTGGCAATTCTCTTTAGATTTAGCTTCTACAGTCGTATCTAGCTCATTTAGGAGCGAACAGAGCTGTGCAGGGGTCATTTTCCCCAGATTTTGCTCTAAAGATTGTAGTTCTTCGACTGAAAGCTTACTCATCTACCGTATTTTCAAGCTTTTGGGGCTGTGGAGTGATGTCTATCGTGTTCATTTGCATTAAAAGCTTGATTTTCTCTCTAATAGCTTCTTGCAGCTCGATAGAATTCTTATGCGTGATGGTAATTTCTTGGTGTTCAGTGAACAAATCTGACGCTTTACCTATTAATTCGACCGCTTTGATAGCAATCTTCTGGTCATCGTCCTGACTCATCTCTAACAAGCGATTAATTGCAATGTTCCTAAGCTGTACCTTGTCTGCAATGACTTGTTGGTCGTAATGAGAGATGTACCCCCCAAGTGCAAGTGCTATACCTGGGTTTTCTAATGCTTGCGTTTGTTGGTTTTGCATTGCTTTAGACGGATCTTGCCCATCTACTAGCTTAAATAGTTCTTTAGCTTGTGCGTCTTCTTCATCCGTAAACTCATCAGGACCGCCTAGCTCTCGCAATAGCAAAGCCGTGTTTGCCCTAGCCCTCAAAGTATCGGAGTGGGATTTAGTTGTAGCAGTCTTGACCTTTCTGGGGGTCTGGTATGCGTCTGTTGGTTCAACGTTGACCGGCATGTTCTGGCAGCTGGTTGGTTGTTAATGCCTGTATCTTAACAGAATTTTCTTCTGCGTGGTGGACTCGGTGGCAATTAGCACATAACACGATACATTTTTGTACCTCTTCCATAGCTGCCGCAAAGCAACCATTACCCACTAACTTACTAACTAAGTTCTCTTTTTCGCTTGGGTTTGTGTGATGGAAGTCTAATGCCGCTGGATGGTTGAACCCGCATTTTGTACACTTAAGTGTACGTTTAAATGTATCCCACCTAGCTTTTCCTATTGCCCGATTTGCTTTAGCTAGCGCTTTATGTTTCTCTTTATTGTTCTCGTAGTACTTACGGCTGTACTCCGCATGCTTTGCTTTTCTTACGCTCTCGTCTTTGTACGGCATCTGGCTGAAGTTTCCTCTTCCAATATAATGCGTTTTTATATGACCACGGTTGTCCTGGAGTATACAACTTAAATCCAGCATTGATGAGAGAATTTGAACTTGCGGGGTTATCTGTTGTATCTGTGATACACCAATTCCAGCCTAACTTTTTAGCTTGAGCTAATCTTGCTTTGATTAAACGCAGTTGAATGCCGTGCCCACAAAAAGCATCGAGCACTCCGGCCCTACACAAATAACCTGTATCTGTCCACTTGATCGAGCGGACCAAACCCGCAAAGGCGACAGGCTTTCCATCCTCGGCATACGCAATCCACCAATGGCCTCGATCTGTCTTGTACGGCGTATCCGCCGGTAGGATTTTCTTTTGTAGAAAAAGTAGTGTGGTTTGAATCGAAGGGACCCGAATGTCCACCTTCTTTATAGTAAATTTCATCCATCGGCCCCCCGGTTTTTGTGTATTTTACTACACATTTTTTGGGGGTTGGGGCAGGCAGTTTCTACCCACCCCTAGGGTTTACCCTTATTTAGTCTTAGCTGACTTGAAGAACTCTTTGGAAGCTGAAAGCACTGAATTAATCCAGAACTCGTTTACTTCTTTGATACGCTCTGCTAGCTCTTCGAACTGCTTAGTTTGCTTTGTAAAATCGAACATTATGTTCTCCTTTAGTTGGTTAACGATGGGATTAGTATAGCATAGCTTTTGCTGCGCTGCAACATATATACCCCCCGGGGGTAGGGGAGGTAAAGTTTAGAGGGGTACCCCTTTCTCTAGAAATGGTTTCTATTATGGTCGTATAAATACAACAGGGGGTGGGGGGATAAATTTTTAAAAAATGATGATATACCGTGCAGATTAGTGTGTATGTGTCGGCGTTGGTTCCATCACTGCTATGTTTGGGGGTGCCACCCCTGTGGGGTCGAGGTATGCCAGTAAATCAACCCGTATGTATGCCGAGCGAAGCGAGCGAAATCGATTTTGTTTTTTGGCGTTTGCCATCGCTGACCTACGCTAACCCGTTGATTACATTGGCGATTGTGCGTGTCCAAGATTAACCTATTCTATACCATTGTGTTAATCTATAACTTCAGTAGGGGTTCAGCTAAACCCTGCTGACGGAACATTCTAACATGGTGTTAGGTTGTTCTGCTTATCTTAGCTATATGTGAATGGAGAATTACTATGGCAAATACGCCAAATACAGTTGTTGAGTCCACAGTGCGTGGTTTACAGTCTTTCGCTTTAGTTCCACCTAAGGCTGAAGTAGTTGATGTGCTCGAAGGTGTTGGCATGACTAAACTAGTCGAAGCCGTTAAGGGTTTCGTCGAAGGTGAGAAAGCCAAAACCCAAGGCGAAAACCAAATCCTGACTGCGGGTGTTGATGTTAAGTCGGTGATGGATCAGGTTAAGCCATTAACCTATGAATGGTTCTCGACTGTTTCGGGTTACTGGAAAGAGCAATACATGAAGCGGACTGGGTTTAATCAATCTGCGGCTGATATGGCTTGGAGTCGGTTTATGCCTGCGGTTGGAGTTGAGAAGCCTAAGGCTAGCGGTAAGGCTAAGGAAGTCGCTGAGAAGCGTGAAGCCGAAGCTAATCGTTTGAAAGCTATTCCTGATGTTAAGAAAGCTATGGCGGTTGCGTTCAAGTCGGGCGATCTTAAGGAAGTCGAAGCTCTTGCTAAGGAAGCTAGTCGTAGAACAAAGCAAGCCGAGACTGGTGCGATCACCGAGCTAAAGCCGTTGAAAGATCAGATTCGTGAAGCTCTTAAGAATTGCAATAACAAGCACACATTGCAGTTAGTGTTGGGTAAGTTGCAGGGCAAAGATGTGAATCTGCAAGCTAAGAAGAAGTAATGTAGTCGGTGGGGACTGCCGTTCAGTCCCATTACTTTATTAAGGTGAATGATATGACATACGATAGCTTTGGGGTTAATACCGCTA